AAACCTGACCCGGAAGTATATACAAAATTGACAGTGTTAGTAGTTCCAGTTACAGCGTCTGGAACATTTATGGTCTTAGTTTCTACTTGTTTCTTAATTACTTGCTTGATGGCTCGTTTCAAAGGTCTTGAAACTCTGCTAGTTTTGCGCTTGGGCGCGCGCTTACGCATACGTCTTTTTTTTTGGAATACCATTTATATTATTCCTAAATATTATATTTTCTTTTTTTGAACGCAGTGCGTTTATTTTCCTAAATTCTTTTCTTTTTATAATTTATAAAATGGTATGTACTGCTTGCGATATGGGATACTACGATAAATGTTCCAGCCCTAAATTAAAAATAGGTCCAGATAGTTCCAAGAAGTTTAGGAATAGTTCTGGGGAAGAGGTAATACTCGACAACTCTTCCCCTGTTATTAAATCAAAGCAAGTTCCTAGTAGAAAAAATCATTTTTTTACTTTTTTTTATAAAGATGTTAGTCAAATAGTTCCAATAGTAGCTGAATTAAAGACACGAGCATATCAAGGAAAGGTTCAAACGGAATTAACCCAAGATGGCAGGAAGCATCTTCAAGGCATGATATGGTGTAAAGAAAAATGCCGTGATACTTGTTTTAAGCTTCTTAAAGGTGCGCATTTTAAGACGTTGAAAGATGAACTTGATGTAGCTAACTATTGTAATAAAGATGAATCACATGATGGTGTGTATAGAACAAAATGGGGTTATCCTGACCCCCCTTATGTAGAAGAAATTGAGAACTTGTATGATTGGGAAATTGAAATTGAAAAACTTTTAACTAGTGTTCCTGATAAAAGAACGATCCATTGGTTTTGGGAACCTGAAGGTTGTGCTGGTAAAACTACTTATCAAAAATATGTTTTTACTCATCACGCTAAAGCTGTCGTTTTGTCTGGTAAAGGTGCTGATATGAAAAACGGCATTGTTATGTATCATGAAAAGAACAAATGCTTACCAAGTATCGTTATGATTAATATGCCAAAAAGTTGTGAAGGTTTTGTGAGCTATTGTGGTGTAGAAGAAGTTAAAGATATGTTTTTTTTTAGTGGAAAATATGAAGGAGGCATGGTGTGTGGTCCTTGTCCTCATGTTTTAGTATTTGCTAATGAGGAACCTGATTATAGTAAGATGTCAAAGGACCGTTTTGTAGTCAAAAATATTGCATAAGAATTGGGGGAGGGGAGACCCCTGCGGACGCCTCTGCCCTTCCGGGCACCCGGAGCGTCCTCACCCCCATAAAGTAGTCGAGTCGCTCTCGCTCCTCTCTTTTTTGTTTAATGACGTCCCCTGAGGAGACGTGATTAAACGTTTTAAGCGTCTTTAAACCATGCCCTAGTGTAACCCGTGACATTGAGAAGACGTGTTCCTGACGGCATCAAACCACTTGCATCATCCATTTCTGCTGACATAATCATAAAAATGGGTTTGTCTGTACCGTTAGGATTTAAGGTATTGTTGTCACAATACTTAATGATTTTTTTATATGGAATATATTTCTTAAAGTGGAAACATGTATTAAGAGGCAATTGGTTTCCTGCAGTATTCCAAGCAGTGCTTGCAAAATTTTGCCTAATTAAAAATACCTTATCATATAGTACATTTTTAACATATCCTTCATCCCAATTAATTGGTTGTAAAGTTGATGTGTTACCACCTGTAAGAAAATTAGAATCATATAGTAATGGTGCAGTCAATGTTGGAGTCCCAAACGCTTGCTGAAATACTGTTATTCTTAACTTTACATATGGGATAACATAAGCGGCTGAACCTATAGAATATCCAGTATTTGCAGTAAAATAATAGTCCATTAAAAAACCAATTGCATTGACTTTATCACCGATTCTATTGGGAGAAACAAGAAGTGTGCTGTCATCGACACCTTGAGGCAGTTTGAATAAATCACTTACTAAATAATGCAAACCTGACCCGGAAGTATATACAAAATTGACAGTGTTAGTAGTTCCAGTTACAGCGTCTGGAACATTTATGGTCTTAGTTTCTACTTGTTTCTTAATTACTTGCTTGATGGCTCGTTTCAAA